CGCAAATGATTCTACAGTCGATGGCCATTATGAACATGGACGGCGAAGGCATTGGCGACATCAAGGACTTCTTCAGAACGAAACTTGTACAGCTTGGCGTTGTTAAGCCTACCGAAGAAGAACAGCAGCAGATGATGGAAGCGGCTATGGCTCAAGGCCAGCAGCCTGATCCGCAATCTATGTACTTGATGGCAGAGTCCGCCAAGGCTGAGGCTTTGGCATTGAAGGCTCAAGCCGACACAGAATACAGCATTGCACGCACGGAAGAAACCCGTGCTAAAACGGCAGAGACCATTTCAAACATTGACATTGACCAGCGCAAGTCAGCGATTGAAACGGCTGAAAAGATTGGGGCTGCACTACAGCCGCAAACGAATGTGGTTCCACCCACCACGCAATTTGGGTGAGCTTACGGGGTAAAATATGAAAACGGCAGAACTGGAGAATGACGACGCTTTTGAATTAGCTGAACTTGATACTGAATCCGATACTGATGATGAGAACCTTGCCGTCTCGGTTGATGATGAAGATGAAGATGATGATGAGGATGAAGTTGTTATTTCGATAGGTGAGGAATCGCCACCTCAAGAGGAAGAAGCTCGCGCACCTGCATGGGTTCGTGAGTTGCGTAAAGCAAATCGGGAAAAAGAACGTGAAATCCGCGAACTGAAAGCAAAGCTAACTGCTACAGCAACTGAGACCAAGCCGGTTGAACTGAAAGCAAAGCCAACGCTTGAAAGTTGTGATTACGATTCTGACGAATACGAAAGCAAGCTGGCTGAATGGTATGAGCATAAACGCGAGTATGATGCAGTCGAAGCCAATGCTGCGGCCAAGCGAGATGCTGAAGCCAAAGAATGGCAGGACAAGCTTGATTCCTATGCGAAGGCTCGTGCCTCGCTAAAGGTGCGGGATTACGAAGATGCCGAAGCGTTCGCGCTAGACACCTTCAACGTCACGCAACAGGGAATTGTTCTTCAGGGTTCTGAAAATCCTGCACACCTGATTTACGCCCTTGGTAAGAGCCAAAAGCGTGCCAAGGAATTAGCCTCAATTAATGACCCCGTGAAGTTTGCCTTCGCGGTAGCTAAACTGGAGACTCAGTTGAAAGTAACTAATCGCAAGGCAGCAACAGCGCCTGAACGCACAATCACTTCTGGTGGTGGTCGCATTTCTGGTTCTGTAGACTCAACACTTGATCGCTTACGTGAAGAAGCCGTGAAGACCGGAGACTTGTCAAAGGTCATGGCTTACAAGCGTGGCAAGAAAACCTAATTTAGAAAGAATAGGGAATTAAATATGGCTAACGCTTTTTCGAAAGAAGAAATTGTTGCTTTTGAGGACATCCTCGAAGGCTTCAACGATGCTTTGATCCTGTCAAAGAACATCAACGTATACAACACCAACGGCGTAACAATGGAACGCGCACGCGACACCATCTGGCGTCCACAACCTTACATCGCTCAGTCGTTCGACCGCGTTGTAGGCACTTCGATTGCTGGCGATGTCACCAACATGACTCAGCTTTCTGTTCCATCGACTCTCGGTTTCAACAAGTGCTCTGCTTGGCAGATGAACGCACTGGAACTGCGTGACGCGTTGCAGGAAGGTCGCTTGGGCGATTCGGCAAAGCAGAAGCTCGCTTCGGACATCAACCTTTCCGTTATGGATTTGGCTGCTGCTCAAGGCACGCTTGTTGTTGACGTAGCTACCGCCGCTGGCGATTATGATGACATCGCGCTTTGCGACAGCATCATGAACGAACAGGGTGTTATGGCTGGTGATCGTTACCTCGCTTTGTCGAGCCGCGATTACAACGGCATGGCTGGCAACTTGGCTATTGCAACTCGCTCGTTCACTGGCACGAAGTCCTCTAACGCATATGAGCGTTCGTTCGTTGGTGAAGTCGCAAGCTTCCAGACCTACAAGCTCGACTATGCTAACCGTTGTGCTGCTAACGCTGCAACTCCAACGATTGCTACCAATGGCGCACAGGTTCGTTACGTTCCTAAAGCCACTGTAAACAACGTTGGCGGCATCTTGAACGTAGACAACCGTTATCAGACCGTCACTGTGACCACCACAGTTGGCACTGTTGCTGGTGATGCGTTCACGATTGATGGCATTGAAGCTGTTCACCACATCACGAAGCGTTCGACTGGCGAACTCAAGACGTTCCGCGTCATTGAAGTCATCGACGGCACTTCGATGGTTATCAGCCCTCCGATCATCGGTGCTAACTCATCGCCAACTGATGCTGAACTTCAGTATCAGAACGTTGAAGTTGCAGCGACATCGGCAACTGCTGGTATCAACTTCTTGAACGTTGCGGCTTCGAACATCAACCCATTCTGGCGCAAGGATTCGATTGAACTCCTCCCAGGTCGCTATGCTGTTCCAGATGGCGCAGGCGTTGACGTTCTTCGTGCATCGACGGATCAGGGCATCGAATTGGTCATGACCAAGAAGTTCGACCCACTGACCTTCCAGACGCTTTACACGCTGGACACACTGTATGGTGTGGTGATGACGAACCCGGAAATGGCAGGAATACTGTTGTTCAACCAAACGTAATAGGGATGGGGGGAGCTTCGGCTTCCCCCTCTTTCTTGTAGGAGCGAACCAATGCCATTGAAAAAAGGTTACAGCCGTTCAAGCATCGGCAAGAATATCAAGATGGAAGAAAAGGCTGGTCGCCCTAAAAAGCAAGCCATTGCCATTGCGCTCAATGTAGCACGCGATGCAGCAATGAAAGCAGGGAAGCCATCGAAGGCTCCTAAGCGGAAGGCAAAGAAATGACTGACTTCCCAACCATAGTTTACCGCACCCCTGGCCCTTACAAGAAGCCCCGTGGCAAGACCTATGCCTACAGAGGCGCTGCGGATAAGGCAGAATTTGACGCATTGATCGCTAAAGGCTGGTCTGCGTCTTATGAAGAAGCAATAGCTGAAAAGCGTGCGGATGCGATTATAGAAAAGGCAGAAGCCTTTGAAGATGCCATTGACGAAGTGTCAGACGCAACCCGCGATGAGCTTGAGGCTAAGGCCAAAGAATTAAATGTATCGTTTAATGCGCGAACTTCTGATAAGAAGCTAGCTGAACGCATTGCGGAAAAACTGGAGGATTGATCGTGGGGTACACAAAGCGCCAGTTCGTGACGTCAGCCTTTGAAGAAATAGGCTTGGCAGATTACGTCTTTGACCTTCAGCCCGAACAGCTTGAAGCCGCTTTGCGCCGTTTAGATTCCATGATTGCTGAATGGAACGCTGCTGGCATCCGCCTTGGCTACGCAATGCCAAGCAGCCCACAGGACAGCGACCTTGATACAGAAACCAATGTGCCTGACAGCGCATGGGAAGCTATCATCACAAACCTAGCCATTCGGATTGCCCCAGGGTACGGCAAGGCCGTATCTCCTGACACTAAAGTATCAGCAAAGGGCGCTTACAATATCCTGCTTCAACGCGCAGCATTCCCGCTTGAACAACAGCTTCCTGATACAATGCCAATCGGACAGGGCAACAAACCTTGGCGCTGGGATAACCCCTACGTCAATCGCCCTGCCGACCCTGTAGATGCTGGGCCTGATGGCCCCCTTGATTGGAGTTAAACCATGCCTACCATTAACCAGCTTCCGACTGTAACTCAGGTCTCCGGTGGAGATCAGTTGCCGTTGTTCGTAACCAACCAAGGTGACGCTCGTCGTTGCTCTGTTACGACCCTTATCGAATACATTCAGGTAAACTTCGGCGCTGTCACCTGTATGTCAGTGCAGACAACGCCTGTCCGCTTTGACCAGTTGCCTAATGCTGTTGGCAATGCTGGTGCGCGTGCGTTCATCACGAACTGCAACACGACAACATTCAACGCTGCCGCTGCTGGCGGTGGTTCAAGCCAAGTCCCAGTGTTCAGCAATGGCACTGCATGGTTCGTCGGCTAATGCCTAAGGACTCTCGACTGGAAAGGGCTGGTGTAAGCGGTTATAACAAACCCAAACGCACGCCCAACCATCCGAAGAAGTCCCACATTGTTGTTGCTAAAGTAGGTGACAAGATAAAGACCATTCGATTTGGAGAGCAAGGCGCTAAGACCGCTGGAGCACCAAAGAAGGGTGAGTCTGAGGCAATGAAGAAAAAGCGTGCATCTTTTAAGGCTAGGCATTCAAATAATATTGCCAAGGGCAAAATGAGCGCGGCGTTTTGGGCTGATAAGGTTAAATGGTAAATGACGCAGATTCCAATCATTAATGGCATCTACACGGACAACGGGCCAGACTTTAGAACGTCTTATCCGGTGAACCTTGTGCCTGTGCCAAAGGCGACTGGAATCAATAATGGTTACCTGCGTCCCGCTGAAGGCATTGTCGGCAACGGCACTGGCCCTGGCATTGATCGCGGCGGCATAAACTACAACGGTGTTTGCTATCGCGTCATGGGTTCTAAGTTCGTTTCAGTGGCCAGTAACGGCGCTGTGACGATCTTAGGCGATGTCGGAACTGATGGCGATTACGTTACGCTTGATTACAGCTTTGAAT